ATCCTTAGGAATCAAAAATTTCAGTTCGCTGTCGTATTGCTCATCGCCATCTACCGCTTTTTGTTCCTCAGTGAATTCACCTGTGCCTAGGGTAAATTTCACCGTATGCTGTAAGTTAATGTCTTTGGCTTCCATTGTTCCTGCTACATAACCATTCACAGGCTCCGGCACATTGTTTACATTATGAGCATCGTTGAATAAAAGATAGCGTACACCGCTCACATTGTCGTTTCCTTCAATTTCTATGACCATGATTATTAAGGTATTGATGAATAGGTTTATGCTGATCGATTAAGGCAGGAATATGTCGCTGGATATGCTTTATGATCGTTTCTGTGCTGAAATCGTCCTCTTTAAATCCAAAGTCATGCTGATACTGTCGGATGATAGCAGCACGTTTGTGATGACATCGTTGTAATCTATTGGCAGTATAATAGAGGTTTAATTCTCGCTTGATCAACAGCTCTATGCTTTTATTAATATTGAATATCTGAGTTTTGGTGAGCGTGCATCCATTATGTTTGATAAAATCCACAGATACGCGCACATTAACTACCTCCGGAAAAGAATCCAGGTTCACAAGTTTATTCTTCCAATTGCTTACAGCTTTGAAATTGGGTACCATGATGGCAAAAATTAAAGGATCATTTGCCAGCACAAGCGATGGACCTAACATCGTGCGAACGTAGGAAGCAACATATCGCTTCATTGGAATTTCAATATTGACAAGCTCATCAATCATTGGTTGTAAATATACAACTAATGAATCGAATTTGATACCAAAAAAACAGGACAAATCAACAACTATTTTATTATTAACATGTAATATTTAATTTGTATGAAATCACAAAATAAAATTGGTATCAAATAAATGGTGTTTTTTTTTGTAATTCTGTAAGACTGTATTAATGTTTCAGAATCAAGCAATTAAGAAAAATTGAGCTCTTACAAACCGATTTGTAATTTTTGTAAGACCAAGGACCTCTTACAAAATTTTTGTAATATCTCTCTTTTTATTACAGAATAATAATGAGAAGAAGAAGAATAAAGGCCGCACCACAACTGAAAAAAATCCACGACCCTTACACTCTTACAGAATTACAAAAAAAAACGGAAAATTTGCAGCATAAAATAAGGAGTAGGGGTAGCAATGAGGCGAAAATGCTGAATGCGTAAGTCATAAAATGCGAAAGCCCTCCATGCAAATGGCGGGCTTTCGTGCTGTATGATTAGACTTCGTGCTAAGATTCTTCAGTGCTTATTGCCTTGGGATATGGCTTCCAATTTTGGCGAAGTGCATCAGTTATAGGTGTATCGCCTTTAATTTCTGCAATGGCCGGATATAAATGTAAGGCATCGCAAATCAGAAGGAATTGTTTCATGCCAAGCCAAAATTCGGCTTGTTCGGCTCTTATGATTGTTCGTACTCCCAAGCCTGTTTTTTTTGCTACATGAGCCTGTGAGTAGCCTAATTCTAATCTTCTCGATCTTAAGATAACTGCAATCATTTTGCGAGCTTCTTCCATTACATTGTTCTTTGCCATTTTTTGTGATTTATTTTATTCATGCTAACCTCCATATCCTGCAAAATTGCACATCTTCAATTTTCTCTGTCTTTCTAATAGAAAAAAGATATTGAGGCTTATTCTTGGCTTTTTGCGAATTTATAATTAAATATTTTTGACTATTCACTATAGCCTTATCATTTTCCGGAAAACTAAAAGAATCGCCAACTTTCATTTTTTCCAAAATTTCGAAATAATTATCTGACTTTGAATAAAATGGAACTACGCCTTTCTCTATGTTTTCAAAATATGTTTTTTTGCTTTTTCTAATTTTAGAAATCCTAAATTTTGAAATATACTTTGAAATACCACCTTGCGATCTCCCAAGTTGCTTTGCTATTTCATTAATTGAAAGCTTGCCGAGATTTTCTTGTATGAATACCTTTTCCTCTTCGGAATAAGGGTTCATTTCCCTTCGTATTAATCCCATTTCTTTTAATTTCTGGGCAATTCCATCTATAGACCTGTCTAATTCTTTTGCAAGTGTTGCGTTTGTTTTTTCTAAGAAATTTTCTTTTAAGAAAAATTCTTCTTCTTCCGTGTACTTTCTCATGCTAATTATTTTTGCAAACTCTTTTTAATCTTTCCAAATCAATTTTTTTTACATCATCAGCATTTTTCGTAGCATCAATTAACGGCATGTTGTTAGTTGTTGCTGTCCAAGATTTCCCTGTTACGGGACTTGTGTAAGTTACTTTGTAATGACCGTAACCTGAAGGTTGGAAAGAAAAGTCTGATAATTTGATTGAATTTTTCATTTTGCTTTGCCCTTTTTTTTGTTCTCGGTTGCGGGTCCGAGTTTTAAGTTATTGATTAAATTCTTGACAAATATACGTGCCATTTTTGACACTACCAAATTTTTTTGAAAAATTTTAATCTTTTTTTTATATTTGACACCGAAAGCAAATCACAATAAGGCTTTAGCCGCAGTGAAAAAGCACTTTACGCCAGCTATACGTTGGCGTTCTTTTTTTTACCCCATTCCATTCACGCTGTAGAATACAATAGAGTCTCTGTAATCTCCATCAAAGGCACTTACTCCATGCATTATCTCCCTTACGTTTAATATTGCCAGCGAATAGCTCTTACTATCGATGCACATATCTAATTCCGGTAGCACCAGTTTGCCGCCATTGCCTTTTATCTTATAAAATATCAGATTTAAAACGCCAGGTAACGAAGCTGTATCATAATGCAAACCAAGCAAGCCATTGTAATTGACAGAGCCACTTGTGTAATGGTTGCTGATGCAAACGCTTTTTTCGCAGAGTAAATTCTGTTGTCTTTTTTGAGCTTCAAAAATTGCAGCCAGTTCGTCACTTTTTTCGCTGGCGAATTTTACACCAAGCTCGGCCAATAATGAAATGGCTTTGAGGATGTTTTTGTTTCCCGCTTCTTTGTGAAAGGCAGCTATGGTGCATTTGTGCCTGCCTAAACTGCCATCAGTTCTTAGCCCGCCAAAAAATATGGATTCCAATTGCCTGCCGCCATATACATGAGGAATGAAGGATTTTTTATCATTCCTGCATCCTTCAATGATGTAGTCAATCAAGTATTGAATGTTAGCATTTGTTTCCGGGAAGAATGCGCCTACGATTTTGCCTTTGTTCCTGATGATGGTTTCAGTAGTTACATTTGGCTCATGCCAACCTGGGATATCTCGTTCTTTATAGTCTGTTAATTTCATTTTCTATTTCATTTACTTCGGTTTCTAAAATGGCTATGACTGAAAGCAGCCTGTTGCGCCTGATGAATTGATTATAATTTTGGTACATTCTCTCAATCCTGTTGTCAATTTCTGATAATAGCATTTCATCCACAGGTTCGGGTAAATCAATATTAAAGCATGGTTGATATGCTTGTTTTTTTTCTTCGATGCCGTTAAGGAAGTTCATTGTTGAGTGTTTTAGTATCAATTTTCATGAATTGGGAAATATCGCTGCTTAAATCAACCTTTCTTTCGTATAGATCATTCACATAGCCTTCTACGCTATTGGCTATATAGATATTGTGCGTGTAGGTTTGTTTTTTTTGGACCAGTCGGTCGATCCTGCCGATGCCCTGAAAGCGATGGATAGGGTTTAGTGAATGGCCAAACATTACTACATGGTTTGCATTAGGGAAATCCAGCAATTCGGAGCCACAGCCATAACTTGCCAGCAACACCCTACATTTCCCCTCTCTGAATAAGTGAATGGCCAGGGCATTGTCATCATCATATTGCTGCCCATGTAATTCAATGAATGATATTGATGCCCGGTGCAATGCTTCTCTTGCTATTGCAATGTCAGCATAACGGCCGTTAACTGTAAAACCAAACACAATTACCTGATCATCATGAGGTATTAAATGTAGTATTTCAATGAGTTTGTTTTTTTTCAACTCTGCGCCTCCTGCGCGATAGCAGCATTGCACCATTGAGGTGAAAACATCTACAATGCTTTGTTTCTCTTTGATGAATTTATTAGCCCGATTGTAAAGTAAATTCATAGCCTGAGACTGCGTGGCGTTCAGCATTAATTTATAATCCTTGCTAATGCTTTTCCGGTTGTCGTAATCATACCGGTTGCGATGGAAAATATAAGGAGAAACGGATTGCAAAAAATTGAGCATAGATTTTACCCCTCTAATTTTTTCGCCTTTCACATTCAAATAGTGGTGCGCTTTTTTTCCTTCCTCAATGATTATTCTTTTGTCTATACAGAAGAAAATTCCGAATAAATCAAGTACGCCATTGATGCAGCTTGTGGCTGTCAATCCATGCACATACCCGGCTTTATGCAGGCTCACCCTTATGTTATTGGCCAGCTTACAGTCGGGGGTTTCGTTGATGGCGATGATGCCATTTTTCACCCTATGCGCTTCATCAATAATAACACAATCGTTTTCATTTATCAGCAAATCCTGGTTGTAGCTAAACCAATTAATGCTTACTACATTGGTTTCAATAGCAGGATTAAGCCAACGTTTGAATGAAGTGTTTAATTGCTCAATGGCTCTTTCATATTGCGGGGTGATCCAGTAAAGGCGTTTAATCTTTCCATGATTAAAAAGGGTGTTTGCAACCTCAATTCCAATCTTTGTTTTGCCGGAACCTGTCCACAACCAAATTAGGCTGCGTTTCAATTTTACTGCAAATTCCACCGCTTCTTTTTGTATCTGCACCAAATCAGCAGGGTAGTCTTTTTCTTCTATGCCGGTTACCCACTTTATTGATGCAGGTGGCTTTTGTTGCAATATTTCGGCAAGGGAAATATCAGTGAATAAATGGTTGGTTTCAAACCAATCATCCACAACCACATCATAGCCTACCGATGCAGGTTTCATATCTATGATAGCAGCGTTTGGAATCCAAAACTTGCTGCCATTCATAAATAGCTTTGCCTTATGGGTTTGTTTCAGTAGCGATATTTGTCTTGCTATTTTCAAGGCTTTGTTTTTTTATGATTTCACCCATTTGATTTACAAAAACTTTTTGCAGCTTCATCCATTCATCCGCCTTTACCTTATGTGTATCGGTTGCCGATAGCGTTGTTACGGGGCGCAACGATGGGTTATCAGCTACCCCAATCAAATACCAATACTTACCGTTTAGTTCTACCACATCATTTTCTTGTAAGTAAAAGCCCTTGTCTATTCGCTCGCCATTGTTGAGTTTGTTGATGTATTCGAGTAGCGTAATGGTTTCTTTTTTCACCTTGCCTTTTTCGTCAATCCAAACTTTGAGGCAAAAGTTTTTATCGCTGAACACATAATCGGTTTTGGTTTCATAATCCCTGAATCTTCCGGTGATGCCGTTGCCATCGGTAGAATGTAATGCAAATATTTTTTCTGCGTTTTGGCTTACCGATACTCTTTTGATGGGCTTGCAATTGTGGGTTGCCGGGTTTTCAATCAGCGATAAAATGCCGTCTTCGTGGTTGCCTTTTTCTTTAATCCTTGCCTGAATTTTTTCACGAATCGCTTTGTCCATTATTTTCAACACCATAGGCTCTGTCAGCTTGCTTATTGGCTGCCTTATTTTGAAAAATACTTCTTCGATGATTTCGCCTTTGGCATTTCTTTTTTTGTTTACACGCCTGCCGAATACGCTTTCCTCGTGTAATGCAAAGCGTGGATTGAATCCGAATTTCGTATGTCTTGAAAATTTGATGCGTGGCATGAAAACCGGAACGTTGAAGTCAATCATCGGCAACCCGGGTTGGATGTCATAAACCGAAACACTGTCGATATGCTCGCTATGTACTTTTATGTTATCGAAGTAGTCAACGGTTTCCTGGCTCATATTGGCCATGGTCCATGCCTTGGCTAAGTAGTGGCGTGCATCTTGCTCGTTCCAGCTTTCTTTCAGCCATTCTCTGGTGTAGCGATTGATGAGCTTGTTGGGGATATTAGTTGCTTTGCCTATCGTGGCGAAGCATTTGGTATTATAGTCGCTATTTTGCCTTTTTGAAATCCAATTATCCGGAATTTCATTTTCTTCCATGAGCAAGAATTTTTGTTTTTCTTCCGGAAATCGTTCAACCGCTTTTCTATATTCATCTTCAATGCCTAACTGCCGTGCAAAATCAATACCGGTAAGCCTGTTTTTTTGCTCATTCAATTGCGTTGGGCAAAGCACCAGGTTGGCTATGCCTCGTTCAAATATTTTGCTTTTGGGGATTATATGGTCAAGGTTATATTTATCAGTGAACAAATCTTTTTTGTCAATGATAACATCGGGTTCGTAAGGACTGATGCCGCCACTTTCTTCCCATAGTTTGAGCTTCATTAGGTTATAGGCTGATAAGTGGGAATTCACTTTTTCAAACTTGTCATCTTTTCTTTTTGCTTGTGCTATTGCCTTACGGCCTTTGTTGCCCTGCTTCAGAAGATGGTCAATTTCAAACTGAATTTCGGTAATGGGATATTTGCTTTTTATTTGCTCTACCAAGGCTTTGTAGCTGTGGTAGTGTTGCTCTAATACCACGTTGCGCAAGGCCACGTTCTCAAAATCAACTTTGCCGTAAACTTCCAATATGGCTTCTTTCAGTTTCATACCATGGCGCATCAATGGCATTAACTTGCGGATAGCTTTCATGCTGAAATCACCCCAACCTAATTTGCTGAAATCAAGATCGAGCAATTCGTTGATTATGTGGTCGCTGAACTTGTATTTTTGGGCCAATAATTTTGCAAGCTTCTCGTTGGTTGTTGCCGAATAAATGTCCTGCCACAAGTTGTAATCTTTCTGAATTTTCAAGTCATTGAAGGCTTTACTCACGGGGTTTCCTGCAATCATTTTGCCACTAAACCAACTGTATTGGGTGGGCTTGCTCAACCCTAAATCTTTTAAGCAAGCGGCTTTTGTGAGGTTGGCTCCTTCGTTGCATTTATTAAACCATTTTTGGCGAATTTCAAATGGGATTTCAATCTCATTTTTTTCGATGTCATAAATGTGAATATTCAGCACATCGCGCAAAATTCTAAATTCCTGATAAACCGGGTTGGAAGCGTGAACAACCTCTCTGTTTTTTTCATAATCACACTTTGAAACCTTTCCTTTTTTCAAAGGTCGCTGGTAATAAATGATGTCAAACAGTTTCTTTCTCAGGGTTGGGTCTATGGCTTGCTTATCCATAATGGCATTAAATTCATTTTCATAGCTTTTCCTGGTAAAAATGATATTCGTACTGCTTTCCATTGTGAGTAGATAAGCCGCTATTGATGGATATGCTTTCAGGTTTTCTTCGTGGCGTTCAATCTCTTTGATGTAATCGCTGTTGTCGTTATCACTCACGCCACGTTGGCTGTAATAGCCACGTTTTATTTGCAATTGGCAGAGCACATTGGTGAGTTCTTGTGGTGTCAATTGCTGGGTTAAGCCTTTCACCCTAAGCTGGAGATTGGCAGTTCTTGATAGATGCTGCGGCTTGCAATTGAAATGCTTTAGAAGGAGCCTTTTTAAATTGGCTTTTCGGCTTTTATATCGCCAAAGGTTGCGCCTGGCGCCCGCCTTTAATCTTTTATTAATCCTTTTGCTCACCGGCAAGCCGGCAATAAACTCATAGTAATTATCGAAGCTGATATTTACTCTTTTTATTCCGGTTTTTACAACGGAAATTCCTTCGGTGAGGACGAAAGCAATGGCTCTTAAGCCGACATAGATGTTGAGATTCATATTATCGTGTATTAATTGTTTGACATTTTTTTGAGCCATAATGCTCGATTGGCTTGCATCCATTTTGGCGTTGCGTTGCCGTAATCAAATACAGCAGGGTGGGGCTTGGTGTAATCAATATCTACATGAATGAACCTGGCATTGAGGCCGATTCGTTTAGCTCCGACACTGATCAGGGTTTCGATAATTAAGGTTGCGTGAGCTTCATCATTGAAGGCAATATCAGCCGCAAGTCCTTGCAGGTGGGCAGAATTTTTTACACCACCAACGGCATCGTTCAGGCGTGGGCAACGATATCCGGAAGTAATCCGCACCGGCCCAATTTTATCACGAAGAGGTTGCAGGATTTGAGTGCATAGTTTTGTAAGATTTTGGACGATGCGTCGTTCGGGTGTGAACTGTTCATTTAAGGATAATTCAACAGCTTTATTTGAGGCTGTTAGTTCTGCTAATGTGAAATTTTTAGTGAGATTCATAATTTTATGTATAATGTATTATTCAAATATTCAATGCGTTATGTGTTACGTTGTGGCAAACCTTCGTCTATTTGCAAGTTATAAGCAACCCTAAAGAACAGACTGTTCAAAATAATCATTTAGCCATCCGACTTTTAAACCAATGGTTTTTCCACCACTCAAAGAGCCTAACATAATATCTTCATCACCATCCATCCCTTTAAAAATACCTGTGTAAGTTTCGCCATTCCGTAGATTTAGCATTACTGCTTTTCCTTTTTCGCAATCTTCAATTTCGTATGGCTTTTTAATAACCATTTCAATTGTTCTTTTTCCATCTTTGAAATCAATTTCGACTTCTGCTGTTACTGTTGTTTTTGACATTTTTATTTATTTTAAATTGTTAATATTAAATTCGTGAAAAGGGCAGCTTAGAACAGGTGCTTGGCAAAAGCTGCCAGAAAACATTGTGCGAACTTTGAACTTCGGTTAGGCAGCCTTCGCCAAGCACCCGACCGTTAGCTGATATGCTACGGACGTTCCTTAATGCTATCAAGCCACTTCTTGACATCATTTGGACTTACCTTGTCCGTGACTATTCCATTTGTTATACACCATCTTGCAAAGTGGACTAAATCCATTTCACAAAATGTTTCATCAACAGGGTCGTGTTCAGCTACGAGTGTTCCATCTTTTTCAAACACTTGTGTTATAATCCGAATTGGACTATGCTCAACACCTTTACCACGTCTTGTAAGTGTGGCGACTATTAGTTCTTTGCAAATTACTGTATCCATTTTTTTAAATTTTAATCGTTTGACAATAAGCACATCAGCTAACATGCGGTTTGCCGTCAGTGGCAGTGCTGTGGTTAATTGATGGATTGTTTTTCATATCTACTTTATTTTTTTTGATTGATAAATTCGTTTATAGAATCGCCACCGAACGGCAAGCCGCTGGGGCGTTAGGCGAAACCCTATTGAGCATCGGACTTCGGTTTGACAATCATTTTTAAATCGCAAGACTGAGCAGTAATTTTCTCCTCAAAGTCTTTTATGTATTTGTGTGCAACTTCTCTTAATAATGCTTTTAAACAACCTTCTCCAAAATATGAAGTCATTTGTTTTAAAACAGCTTCATCTGTTTGTTGCACATTTTCGGTTACAGACTTTCGCAAGTTTGACCAGCTTTTTAGTTTTTTACTGTTGCTTTCTATCAAAGAAAGTCTTTTTTCAATCCCGTCAATGTAGGTATTAACCGTCTTTTTTAAATCTTCTAATTCCATCGTTTTTTATTTTTTGTTAATAATTAAATTCTCTATGCGCCCGAACGCAAAGCCATCGGACGTTAGCGGTCAGGCTAAAACGGCAACTCGTCATCATATTGGTTAGACATTTTGACAAGTTCACCTTGACTGCTTATTGACTGAACAATATCTATTACAATATCAATAAATTCAAGTTCAATTTCATTTAGAAAATCTTCAACCATCATTTTAAATTCTTGATTGGTTGTAGGTTTTTTTTCAAATTTCATTTCCGGCTGAAAATATCTTAATATGACATACTTTTTGCTATCATAAACTGAGCAATTAAGCATAATTAGTTTGTTTGGATTATCGACTAAATAGCCTATTAAAATTCCGTTACCAGAAAAAAATCTACTTCCATTTTTGCTTATCTCAAAATCCAAAAAGTATGACAGGCTACCACAATGACCAGAGCCATCGGAAAATTTGCCATAATAATTAGGCTGATGAAATTTTTCGGTAACAGGAGAATAGATACTGAAATGTGTGTCAATTAATTCAGGGTAAAACTTTCCTTTAGGTGATACTGATAATAACTTTACTTTTTCCATTTGTTTAAATTTTTTCGTTGATTAAATCGTGTGTGTCCATTTTGATTTTATTTAAGTGTTAAAATTCATTTGAGACATATCAAGTCTAAACATTACTCTGGATTAATTTGAATGATTTAATAATGTCAAAATCAAAAACTACAATCACATCGGACACATTATGCCTCATTAGTTTTTTTGATGGATAATCAAAAACGTTTTTGATTATAACACCTTTGTGACCTTCTCTATAGAGTTTATACATTAAATTTCTGAAATCATTACTATATGATGTTTTGTTGCCATAGTCAACAGAATGCAAATAATCTATGATTTCAGATTCATATACAAAACCGCCATTTCTTTTACCCTCTTCATCTGCTCTATGTTGAGCGTATAGTTTTGCTAATTCTATATCACTAGCGAAAAATAAAGCTTTGAAGCCGTAACGAGAACGTTTCCACTTTTCAATTTTAAAATTATCTCTGGATGAACCTCTGTAAACTATCATATTTTAAATTTTTAACTGTAAAGCCGAATTGCTAACACATTGTTTCCGTTATTATTTGTTGTTTTCGTTTGCATATTTCAAAATTTATAAAACATTTTGTGATTTCTTGAGAGCATTGACTTCTTTTAATTCATCCATAAGCTTGTCTATTCTAAGCGAAATCATGTCTGAAAGATTGTTGTTTTTTCTTATTCTTCCGGTCGGAGTAAACCTATTAGCTTGAATAATAGGATTTATTTGCTGCATTGAGAGCATGTCATCTATTGCTCTAATTTCAATATCGGCTTGTTCAAGAGAGCTGCCGTTTTCTACAATAGTTTTAGCCAGCATTACATACTCATCTGTTTTGACTTGAGTGGTTCCGAATGTTGCAGAACCTAATAATTTTCTTTTCATTATTGTAATTTTTATAAAACCTCTTTCATTAATCCTTTTTTAAGGGCTTCTTCAAAATCTTGTCCGGTTCGCTCGTATGCTGTGCGGGTTTTTGGATTCAGTAGCTTAACGGTTCCTTTCGTGGTACCGCCCTGCCATATTTCTATCAGTATATACAATTCGCCTGTGGGCGTCTGGTATTGTGAATATAAGTGGTATGGTATCATAACTTAATATTTAAAATGGTAAATCATCTTTTACATTATCAGTTGCTGCTCCGCTGTGCTGCAATTCTTTGTTGCTATAGCCCGGCACTCTTATAGCTATATCAATCGGGTATGGCTCTCCTTTTTCGTTTGTAGTTTGTATATACACCATTTCAATGCTTCGCCCTTGGAATGATTTGATTATACGATTTGTTTTCGGGTCGGTGATGGTGTCAGGCGGGTTAATGGTGTACTTGTTAAGCGAGCACCATGCATCCAGTGCTTTGCCAAATTTTTGCGAACTCCATGATTTCATTCCGCTGCTATCCACAAAATCTTTGAATAGCATATTTTTAGGCACAAAACAATTGAGCATATTGCCTTGGGTGCTGAACATCACATCGGCCCATTCTTCGAACTGTGGCCCCATGATTGATTTGTAGTTTTTGATAATAATGTTACTGCTTGGAGCACTATAGGGGTGTATATCTGTGGCCAGATAAAAGCGCAAGCACTCGGCCATAAAGCCAAAGAAATCATTCCAGTCGGCGGTTTTAAAATCGGTGTACATCATGCAGCCGATATCATCACTCACTTTTCGACCTGTTTCGCCAATATTGGCAGGCGAATGATAGTAATCGCTGAACATAATCTGAAGCAATCGTCGAATTAGCGATCCATCGAGGTTACGTGGCGGGTAATTACTTGCACTTGCCCATTTGGGACTTTCTTTGAATGATAGTGAGAAGCTGCTTTTATTTTTGGGGTTGATTTCAGTGCTTTCTGTCACATTGCTGAAGAAGTAATGCAAATTGAAATATTCGCTACACTCATTGAATAGTACGATGTCTGTGAATTTGGTTATTCGTTCAGCCCAGTGTTTGTTGCTGGTTAATTGGCTATCACGGGCGTTGATATATACAATATTGCAGAAATGCGAGAAAGCTTGAAAAAATAAGCTTTTACCTGTTCCACCCATGCTTTCGTTGTCTTTTTGCACTTCGTTTTCCATTGCATAAACCCAATAAGCCTGGCTTTCTTTTTTATGGCGATGGAGCAGGTAGCCGATTGCATACATCTTATTAAGCAAGTGTTGTTTTTGCACCCATTCTTCTTCTTTGGTGAGTGTAGTACGTTTGTATTGTTCGGTAGTTCCATCGGCCTTTTCGCGGATTCCGATTACGCCTTCTTCTTCCACGCGCCAAAAAACCCGGCAAGTGTTCCATAAAAATCTGAAAAATAAGGGCTTTGTATCTAAGATTTCACAATCCCATAAGCCTGTATTATCATCCTTAAAAATCTTAATCGGCAGCTGCTTTGGCATGTGTGGTGCATGTGGAATGACTTTATTTTTCCATACATGCACATTTAAAGATCCCGGCTTGATTGTGTTTATTCCTGAGGCTGTAATTTCCCAAATTACATTTTTGAAAAACCAGTATTGCCGGTCGGATTTGTAGGCTTGAAAATTCAGTTCTATATCATCAAGATTCTCGAGGGAGTTATTGCTGATCTGTGGGGAGCGATGGAATACATTAATGAGCTTAATCGGGAAATTCCTTTTACGTAAAAAATTCTTCAGATATTCACGGATGATAGAGCCGTTAACTTCTTCCACGGCATTGTCGGTGATTTTTACCAGGATTTTATCTACATCGCTGCTTGGGTGTGGTATTTTTCGAAAGCCATTTTGTGATAGAAAAAAGTATAGGTTTTCATTATTGATTTCATATTTAAACCCGGTGAGCTCTCCGGATTTATCATATTGCGGAATCATGTCCCAAAACCTGAATTGATTGGCATTTTCGACTAAAGCATGAAAGTGCTTGGGTTTCCAATACCGCAAATAGTCGCGAAGGTCTTTGCAAGGCCTGCTTCGATTGTCCTTATAACTCATCAATTCCTGAGGCAGCATTACTACTTTAATATCAAGGAAACCGTTATCATCCGGATTCATGCAGATATTTCGCATGGTGCGAATTCCTGTTTCATCGAGGTTAGGAATTAGGCAAATATTTTTGGCTATCTGCCGCAACCGATACAGTACTGAACTGCTAAATTGTGCGCTTTCGCTATTGGGCCAAACAACATGATAACCGAGAGCAGCAGCATTCATGCAGTCGCGCTCTCCAGCACCGTAAATTAGGAATTGAAGCTTGTCATCACGTTCTGTGGTTTTGTTTCTTTTCTTTGGTTCGTCATATTCATCAGCAGTTCCAGCTTCATTTAATATAGATGAACTTAACTCCATCTGAGCTTTCAATGCTTGAGAGTAGCCTGCCAAATGTGTACTTGTATATTTGCCAAGTGACATGAAGCGGTATTTCTTATCGAATTCCAGTGGTTTATAAATTTTTTCGTATTCATCTTCCTTCCGAAGATAAATTGGAAAATTTTCAGTCGATTTCCATGTGTAGGCTTCAAGATTTTTTATTTGGGTGTATTCTTCCACCTTATACCAATTGTATTTTTTCAAGGTGTTGACAAGTACTTCAAGGCCGTTCATGGGTTCGTTGTCTTTCCAGTAATGCGCTATCACTTGATCGGCAAACCATATTTTCAGGTCATATAGCGTGAAATTTTGGTTCACCTTTGTAGTGTAGCTTCCTTCGGGCTCGTCGGCCTTAGCTTTGCGTTTTTCAAACTCCGCTTTTTTAACGATTACTTTATCTTCGTCGGCCACAAGGTTATATCTGGCAGCCAAAAAATTAATGGCCTCAACGAAAGTGAGCATTTCTTCTTTCATTACCAGATCGATGGCATTGGCGCTGAATCCATCGCCAAAATCCTTCACAATCCATACCCCTTGAAATTCTGTCAATGTGCAGCTCGCTGTTTTTTCGCTGCTGCGAAGTTTGAAATGCTTTCCGCGATGATGGACGCATTTTTCAGCCTCGGGGTAATAGCTGAGAATAATGTCTAAACCACCATTGGTGGCTGCTAATATGTCTTCTTTTTTAATCACGCTTTAATAAAGGATTTTTCATCTTTTCTTTTTAACATTTTGCAACCTTCTATCACCTTTTCAAGCGATTTAATTGCATTGCCTGTGGCGGCTATTACAGGAATAAGCTCCAAGGGATTGTCAACTATTCTGTTATGTAAAAACTGAGTGTGCTTTTCTTGTAACATATCCATTGCCTTTTGGGCTGTATATGCTAAATCATGGGTACAATTCAAGCTTTCAGCATGTTGTTGGGGGTCAAGCATAAGTTGTATAATTTTAAAATTTTATCAAAAAGGATTTCATGTTCAGACTTTAACAGGAAAAAGATCTCAATGTCTGAATATTCTTCGTAGCTAAAATTTACAATGCAATAAGCATGATAGAAAGTAAATGAATGATTAGGGTTATGGACAATCAATCCTTTTACTATAATTATGCCGAATTTAATTTCGCACCATTCATAATTTGAGTCGGTGAATACCCTTTTTTTCATCACGTGGCGATACCTTCCATACATGCTGTATGACTGTCTAATTTTTGGTGGTTTCATCCGATCAGCAATTTGATGAGAATGAATGCTATGAATGCACCGGCACCTAATATGCGTGCAAGGCCTTTAATGTCGATTTTGTAATTATTATTCATAAAAAAAAGTATTTACGATTTTAAGGGATTCTTCCTGCAACTCCATGTATCTGTTTTTCCAGTGCTCATAGCTTTTACAACCTTTGCCAGGCAAAAGCAATTCAATAATTGCAGCATTGTGCAGAAAAAATTTCGCTTGTTGTTTTGAATTTCTGGTGGGATTGACTTCCAAATTCCTAATCAATTTACCAAGGCTTTCTATCATTTTCACATCAGATCTGCCGATGTGCTTTCTCACCAGATATTGGCGCATTTTTATGAGTTGAACACAAAAGCTGTGAACACTGCCGGAGCTCAACAAGACTTCCGGTCCAAACATAGAGGGTTTATAAGATATCATATGAATAAGAAAATAATGAGTCCGGAAACAATAAAGAAAGCACTCAGCGCAGCGGATGCGATGATAACCCAGGCTGCAAAATCAACCAATTTTTCAGTTGTACTTTTTTCTCTACTAAGCATATATAGTCAATTAAAGTTACTTTTTAAAAAAGTGCGAAACGGTGGTTAAACCGTTTCGCACCGGGCTGTGTGTTCAGGTTGGTTGCATGAGCGATGTGCAAGGGACTCGAACCCTAATCTCGATAATGAATATCTATATCTGTGCTGCCGTTACACTATCACATCCGGAAGTCGTTATGGTAAATAGCGAATTCCTCAAAATCAATTCGACAGAAAAAAAAAGAACGTAATCGCTGTTAGGCTGCCGACCCACTAGCTTTTATTTTTCGAAGCACTGCCGAAACACTTTTCTCATTTCTTTCGGCGGCTTCAATCATTTTGTTTATAATATCCCAGCTTCCTTTACCACTTCTTTTCACAATCATTAGGTAGTCGTAATTTTTTTTGGTTTGCTCGGCAATAACTCTAACATCTTCAGAAGTCAGCCACCTGCGCAGGTAAGCAGCAACTTTATTTCTTTCTTGATTGCTAAGCAGAATACTGTTTTTTTTATTTGACCTGAAACCCATCTGAAACTAATATTATGATAATACTTTGCAAATATAATACTAATTAATTTTTATTTGCAACAAATTTATCATGATAATAGTAACAAAAATCTGTAAAACATTGTGTTATAGTGAAATAAATTTTAAAGAAATTTGAAATTAAATAGTTTAATGATGCATTACGGAGAATTGTTAGAGACGAAACTGAAAGAAATAGGCATGTCAAAATCTGAGTTTGCCAGGAGAATGCATATGACCACACAAGGCATTCAACGAATGCTTAAAACACGAACCATTAACATGGCAAGGTTTGAGCAAGCAGCTAAAGTATTTGATACAACAGCGAAGGAATTGCTTGATTACGGATTTGAATTAAACAAAGAAAAAATTGATCAAGTAACCGATAGGGACCTTGTATATGAAACTCCGCTCAATAGATGCATGAAAGAAAAAGAAGAGTTGCAAAAAAAATACATTTCAGCGATGGAAAAAATATCGGAGCTGTCAATGTATTTGATGTCGCTTCCAATCGACCGTTCAAAGCTTGTAGAATTACACAGAGCTAACGGATAGTTTCACTAAGATTTCACTATAATCATATGCATACATGATTATCAGGCCATTAAAAAATCTTTTGACTTTCGTCCAGACCGCAAATCGTAAAAATAGACATTCAATTTTATTGACTGTCTATTTTGTTATTCCTCAAAATCAATCATTTGTGTTTTTTATTGCACAGCGCAGAAATGCGCTGTGTTTCACTTTTGTTTCACTGCACTAAAAAATGTTTCACTAATGAACTATAGCTATCGTGTATTAATTAGAAAAGACCAGATTACAAAAGCAGGCGAGCACGCGGTTATACTTCGCGCTATCATTAATCGCCAAAAATGGGATATTTCCTTAGGTTTTGATATTATGGCCGTCAATTGGGATAATGCCGCGGAAAAGGTTATTTATAATAAAACCGGTAACATCAACAAAGGCATGGTGGAAACTTACAATCTTAAAATCCAGCAGGTGAAAAGCATTTGTCATTCCATTATATGGGATGCTATAATGATGGAAGAAAACATTACAATTCAGGATTTTAAAATCCGGTATAAAAATCCAAAAGACAGAGCATCTTTCTATAATTGGGCAAATGAGCAAATTCAGCAAATGAAAGGGATCAAAACAAGGTCAACAATTGACCACATCTTGTTGGCATTGAATAGGCTTAAAGAAGTTCACCCGGATTTATTCTTCAGAGATATTAATGAGGAGTTGGTGGCTCAATACGACAAGTATCTCCGGACGAAATACAAGCTCCACATCAATACAATTCAGCGGCATCATAAAGACATAAAAATGCTCATCAACCTTGCACGAAGAAAAAACATGTACATCAAGGATGCCTACAAAAACTTCAAAACAAAAAAGGCCGATACACAAAGAATTTTCCTGAATGATGAAGAATTGCTTAAGTTGGAGAATGCATATAAGTACAATGTTTTTTGGGGTACCTACTATGAATGTTTGAGGGCATTTCTTTTTTCTTGTTACACAGGCTTGCGCTTAAGTGATTTAAAACAAATCACATGGCAGAACATTATGGAAAATTGCTTGATTTTCGTGCCACAGAAAACATCGCACATTGGCAAAATAATGAAACTGCCGCTCAGTGATACTGCTCGCAAATATTTAGGAAACGACAAAAGCAAGGTATTCAATATCCCGAGCGACCAGGTTTATAACGAAATATTGAGAAGCATTGGGAAGGAACTTGGCATTCGCAAAAAAATAACCAGCCATGTAGGGCGCCATACATTTGCGACTATATTTTTGGAGAAGGGCGGAAAAGTTGAGGTGTTGAAAGAATTACTGGGGCACAGTAAAATTGAAACCACATTAATATATGTTCATCTTACCGATAAACGCATGAGTGAACAAGTTCAGCTTATGAACAGGCTTTAATATCTGGAATGTTGGATTCTTTTGCCGGCTTTGCCGATTTGCGAAAAGCTTATCATGCCGACTGTAAATCCCACGCCACCCACAGCGGCACCGCAAAAGCTCAGTGCATTATTTCGCGTTGCAGCACCTGCAATACTAAGTCCACCGCCTACAAGGCTCACAAGCATTCCCGAATACCACATCGCCGACCCTCGCTTCAGGTCTTGCCCGGCTTTCCACAAATTATCATTCTCAAAGAGCGAATTTCCTATAATTCGATTAATGCTATTTTGGGCTTCCTTATTATAATAGAAGCTTACGCGGCTCACATCACTAATGGCGCTTTCCTGAATGCCTTTTTCTCCGGAAAGTTTATAAGCAATAAGCTTGGATGTGTGCGTTTTATATTGGCATGCAATTTTTGCTCCGCTTGTGAAATAAACAGTATCGGCAAATTGCAACGGAAATTGAGCGAAACCCAATTGAACAAAGGAAAGAAAGAATAAAATCAGTATATTTTTCATATTTATATTTTTTCAAAAATATTAAATTTTGCTGATTCTTTGAATTTTTGAATATAAATCTTGGCGTTCTTTCAATTCTTGAATGCTCACTGTGGCATGCAAGTTTTCATTCTTTTTAGACGTGACTTCAATAAGCTTGTCCATTTTCTTTTCAAGCGTAGAGTTAGAAAGGGTAGCTGATGCAGTTTTAGCCGTCGTTGTCGTTGTGCCTTTGGAGTAAAAGCCGCTCCGGGCATACGCGGTGGTATCCATTGCTTTACTTAAAAATTTAGGGCTGAAATTTGCGCCACGGGTGTTGTATATGCTTTTTAAATCACCATCGTGCTTTTGTCCGGCTTCTACTAAAGCACTCACTATTCCGGGATTTTTCTCTACTGTCTTTTTGCTTAAAATAGCTTCTTGCCCTTCTACCATTGCCATCACTTTTCCGGTTGACGGATTAATGATGGGCATTCCTCCATAATAAGAATCATGGCTTGGTCCATCACCAAGGAAACCACCACCACCAAAAGTAGGTGTTGGTTGTCCCGCTATGAATGCAAGTTCAGCACCACCTGCTATGGCTGCTGCTGCACCGGCAGCCACACCATTAGGCCAGAATGGTTGTGTCATGAGTCCTCCCAAAATTGCTAAGGACATGCGGATGGCAGCTGTAATCAAATCGGCTTCACGTTGCTTTTCCCAGGCAGCCTTTTTGATTGCCCTTTCCTTTTCCATCATTTCTTTTTGAAGCTTCTCTTTTTGCTTTGCATATGTTTCTTCATTAATAAGCCCGGCTTGATGATATTCTTCAAGCTTTGTCATTCGTGCATCATAGTTGGCTTTGAACAATTCTAATTCTTTGTTGCTTCGTTCCATCGCCAATCTGCTGAAGCTGTTCAATGCACTTTCTATGCCAGAGCCCAAAGTTTGTATCGCACTGACATATTTCTGCACGGTTTTCATCAGTGATTCCTTATGTTCTTTCTCAATCGCCTCTTTTGCATCTTTATTGATTTTTGCGATTGCATCTTCCTTCGCTTGTTCAAGCTGGGTGATATCGAGTCCGTATTTTTTTGCAAGCTCAATGAGTTCATCATAATGTTTAGCAACGGCATTCACTTTGCGCTCAAGTTCTGTCATTAATCCTTCGCGGATTTTTTCTTCTGCATCTGCAATTTCTTTTTCGCGCTGCTGTTCTTGGCGGCGAGTAATTTCTTCGAGTTCTTTGTCTCTTAGCTTATAAATTTCAATTCGCTGATCCTCGTGAATTTTAATTTGGCGAATTGCTTCCTGGTTGCCTTGCGATTCAAGTTGGCGAAGTTTCCAAATGCTTTCTTCGTTCGCATCAAGCAAGGCTTTGTATTTTTCCGCTGCGGCAATAAGCTCTTTATCATTATCGCTGAGCAAATCATTGAACATACTTTGCCGAATCTTTTTCAATTCTGCTGCTAAGCGTTCATATTCAGAAGCTTGATAGTTGACCAATTCCGCTATTTTTGCTTTTTTCTTTGTTTCGTCTCCGCCACCTTCATAGGGTTTGATATTATCTTCAATTTTTAAATCAGCTACAACTTTATTTGTTTGATCATAAATTTCCCGTATTAAATTCTGCTCTTCTTCTATGGCAGCTTTAATACCGCTAATCCTTGCTTTCAATTGATTCGCTTTAGCTTCTTCAGGGGAATTTCCCATGTAACCTGTTGATGTGGCTGTTATTCGTTCTACTTCTGCATTTTTTAAGTTTTCTTCAAGAGATATCAATAATTTTTTATATCCGATGATTCGCTCCATATGCTTCGTAACAATATCATTTTGGGCATTTAATGCTGCTTCACGCATCTTTAAGTTTACTAAATTTTCATAGCTTTCAACAAGCTGCTTATTGAAAGCAACTTCATCGGAAATGTTTTTCAAATGTGTTCCATAATTCTCATTGATTTTTCGTATTAATTCGCTGCGCTCTTTGCTTCCGGGATTAGTTTTGCGCAATGATTCAAATAAAAGATTCATTCTTGCAACTTCTTCATTTAATGATTGGTTGTATTTGTCTTGAATTTCTTTATGAATAGAAAGCCTTTTTGAGTTTTCTTGCTGCTCTTTTCTAAACATTGCAAAAGCTGCAACTGCTGTTGTTATCATTGTAAGCACTAAACCCCATGGCGTTGCTTTCATTGCAGCATTAAACATGTGTGTTGCCGTTGTGCTGCGCGCTGTCATTACAATAAATGCGGCTTCAGCTTGTTGCGCACGGAGCAATGCAGCCGTTTGAAGATTCAAAGCTATCGTTTTGAGCCTTGCGGGTATTAAGGCTGCCAATGCAATAACTCTGTAGGCTGCCCATGCTGTTACCATTAAGCCCACAAGTTTAGCAACGGTTTTAATGGTGCCGAAATTGTTTTTTAAGTAATTAACCAGGTTTACAAATCCATCAATCAAAGAATTGACGGCCTCTTTCATTTTTGGCGTGTAAATTGCTTTCAAAACCTCTTTCCATGCTTTCTTAACCTTTGCGCCCATGCTCTCATTTTTGAGTGCAAATTCGTTCGTAATGCTTGTTCCTTCTTGAAATGCTTTATTAGCAAGTTGAGTTTGCCTTTTCACTTCGTCCATATTCTTGCTCAAGGTGCCCAATACGCCAACCACACGGCCGCCATCAAGTCCAATATCACCCAATTGCGCTGCCAAGTCTTCAAGTCCTCCCGATGATTTTCCCATTTCTTCAATCACCTTCAATAGAGCCGATAAACCGGACTCATTCATTAATGCCCGAAAATCACCTAAAGACATCTTAGCCATCTTGGCAAACACTTCCATTTTTCCACCCATTTTTGTAAGGAGTTTGCTAAGTGCTGTACTTGATACCTCAGCAGTTTGGCCTAGGCTGTCCAATGTTCCGGCTAATCCCATTATTTCAGGGGCTGAAATCTTCGCTACGCCCACCACGCCACTCATTCTTTTTGCAAACTCCACCAAATAGCCTTCTGATGCTGTAGAAGCCATCCCCACTTCATTAATGGCTGAGCCGATTTTAAGCATGCCTTTTTCAAGCCCAAACTCTTCTTTTAATTTAAAGATGCTCACCAATTTGCCTATTTCTCGGGTAGCACCTTCGCCCAAGTCTTTGCCTAATGCAACTTTTATCTGGTCAGCTGCTCTTACAAAAGCCAATACATCTTCCACACTGTTATTGCCAAGCTTTCCGGCTTCGTATGCTAATTCAAGCAAATCGCTTTTGGCCGTTTGGGTGTCAATTTTGCCAAGCTCAGTGTTTAATTTTTGCAATTCTTCACCGGCTAATCCCGTCACCTTACGCACATCAACCAGCGCTTCATCCAGTTCTATTGTGCCGGTTACTAAATTTTTCAGATTAGTATACAATGCTGCTGCCGACATCACTGCAAGCGCGCCTTTAGCCTCGATACTCACTTGTTTCCATGCTGCGGCAAATGGTCCCATCCCGCTTCTTACAGCAAGAATTCGCCGCTGAACAGCTTGCAATTGTTGTTCGTTTTCTCTGAATGCTGCCGTTCCGGGTGTTATATGATCGCGCATGAGCCGCAATCTGCTTGCTTCTTGATTCAGTTGTTTCAAGGTAAGCGCATTTAACCCGGCTTGCTTCCGCAAGGCCGCCATCTTGTTTTCCACTTCTTTTAATTTGGCCGAGGCAGCCACATATTCATTGGTGTTTTTGCGCAGGCCTTTCATCTGCTCACGCAACTGATAGGCTTCCTGGTCTAAAATCGAAAGCTCGCGTTTCGCCTTGTCGCTTACGATTGTAACCCTCAATTGTACTTCATCGGTTCTTACGCTCATAATTGTGTTTTTATAGTTTCTTTAAGTCCATATATAATGGTGTCCTGGTAATTGCTCACCAGTCGTTGGTAGAGTCTTCCTAATGTTCCGTATGATACTTTACTGTAGAATTTTTTAGGTTTTCTTTTTGATATTCTTCCGGCAGTGAGCAACTCTCTGTTTTTTTTGATGCTTTCCACTCCTTTTCGGTATCCGCGACCTGCACCCATATCCACATATCTTCCGTAAGTGAGGAATCCTAATTCTGCAATCTCTTGTCTTGCCCTGGCATGTATAGAGCTTTGCAATTCTCGCGTAATCCCTATTTTTCTCCGAAGCAGCTCTTTGATAACGGCATCTGTCACATAGTTACTCCACCATTCCAGTTCATCATGAATGAAGTTCCTTTTGTTTATTTCTTGATTGATTCCTCCGCTGCTCATATCATTAATTTAACAACGGTAAATTTTGCCAAGCCTTCCATTCGAGAGCTGTTAATAATGCTCACTTTCTTTATTATAAATTTTGTGCCAGCAATGGTTACAGTTTTGTGTGGTGTGAAATTCACAATATCAGCCGCCTTGAGCATTATCGTGAATTCAATTTCTTGATTTTCCTGAATTTGGGCGATAAAATCTCTGTAAAAGGCTGTATACAACCCAAATCTTCTGTCATCCCACCGCAATGAAAGGTTGCTTATTTGGTTTCCAAAATAATTAAAATTAAACGACGAGGCTAATGGGTATTCAAATTCAAAGCCCGGCTTTCCGATGGAGCCCAATTGTTTTCCATGCCAGAAACATATTCTGTAAGGTGTTTCATTGTCAATTCCATTATTAAAGGCAGGAGAATTGCCCTTGTGCTTGATTGTTGGAACCAATCTCCATGTAGCGCCATCCCATCGCACATACATAAGCATAGGGGCGCAACGTGGGGTGATTGCTTTTTCTTCACCTTCTCCTGCAATGTAGGGTAAGAAATTATCGCTGTAAACATCCTTGTAATTTGTGTTTGTGGGGCTAATTAGCGTTGTCCTCCACTTATTTTCACACCACACAAATACATATTCACCCACTTTTAAATTAAATGGAATATCTTCAAAACCATCAGCTTGATATTGAGGCTCTAAAGGTGGATATTTGAATTTGTCATTTGCCAATTGGTCATTTTTGAAATCCCAATTAAACACATATTGCACTTTCCCATTATTTCGGCCAAGGTATTGCTGAATGATTTTGTGATGTGGAATTTCTTCATTGGTTTCAAGCGTCTTTTGCGGCAAGTTGATATGAAACTCTTTTGTTTCGTTGTTGGCTTCAAACGTGAGGTTAAAGCATTCTTTTAATCCCAATAAAAACTCCGAAACTGTGATATCGGGCACATGATTTGCCAGATGAATTTTTTTCGCATATCTGTTCAGGTTGCTGATGCTTGCGGCTGTAATTTTCACTTTATGGCTGGTCCATCGGCTCCAATATGAATATGTAGGATCGAGTCCTACAGGCTGCACATATATTTCCACTTGCTCACCTATCCACGATGCATCCATATAAAAGCTTGCGAAATCCAAAACTCCGCCCGAAGTTCCATTCACCAGCATCAAAGGAAATATACCCAAATTGCATTTGAGGTAAAATTGCAATGAAGGATAAAGTTCTATGGATGTATCATATGTGGGCGAAAAAAACATAGATCCTTCGAAATAAAAGTCAAAATATCCGGGGTCGGTGCTGCCGGGTGGCGGTGGTGGCACGGTAAATCTACTATTGGGCGCATCCCATAAGTTGTCCGAATCTTCAAACGGATCATCCGTTTCATTTGGGAAGTACAGTCGAATAAAATCGGCAAAACCCCAGGCACCATCCCATTGTTCTGTATCATCAGCTTGCCCTGCATTCACTGTATATTGCGCCTCTTTTCTGTCAAGGGCATAAGAATTATACAGCATCAACTTTTGGAGGTCTTCATGTTGGAAATATGTGCCGGTGGCAACCCATCCTACTTCTTTGAATATCTGCTTAAGTACATAATTCGCAAATAGCCAGGGCACGATGTTGAATTCATTATCTCGCTCCGGGTCTTCTTTGATGGTATTGAAATAGATGGTTTCATTGATCGTATCCCAAAAATTCACAAAACCTCTGAAATCGGGATTATCGCTACCGGGGCTGTTCAGCTCTCCATAAAAATCCTGATTTACATACTCCGGAAAATTCAAAATTACATCAGGATAGCTTTGCGTCACCGTACTTCGCACGTAATCCAACAAATCATCGAGTGTTTTGAATTCAATATCATCGTCATATAGAAATTCGGTAAGCTTTTTGTTTTTGAAATTTCCCGGCAAAGAGCTGAAACTGATGCTGAGCATATATTCCTTTTCGGTAAATTCCAGAAGATGAAGAATGCCCGAGCGTATCGGGCGCCCATTATAATTATATTGGCATGGCCATTCTTTCACATTCTCACGAATGTTCCATCGGTAGCCGAAGCTTAGAATTTTATCATTATTTCCGGCACCTACTAAGGCCGTAACAGGTAAGGAATAACCTCCCAGATTCACTTCTTCTGAAAACATGGCGTTGAAAAACTCCCATGTAAATTCCGAGTTAGGAGCTAATACCAATTCTTCATCGTTGACTATAATTGAAAACATTATCTGATGAAATTTGAATGGTTAATTTGCCTGTCGCTATATCTCCAGTTGAATAGAACTCCATATAGATAATCATCGGTTCGAATGAGCGAAAAAGACTCCGGCAGGATGTTTACGCGCTCAATTTCTTCATTGTTAAAATCAAACGTGTAAACCACTTCCGAAATCAAAAAATCAATCACAAGATTTTTCAATTCTTCTTTCCGATAAAATCCGGTAAAAGATTGAAATACATCGATATATTCCGTTTGATTCTGAACTGTATTGGCTTCAAAGCGACTGAATATACTCAAATCCGTGAAAATCTCAAGAAGTTCGGATTGCACTTCTATTCCGTATTCTTGTTTACCACGGCAACGAATCGTTTTAAACCCGCCCATTGAGGCTTCAAAATAAAAGCACTTCTCGTTAAAATAGGGTTCTTCCAGTTGATATCTGATTTTTTTCTTGATCAGTTGGCCACCTTCATTTTCTATCCACACATCATAATGGGTGAATATATAACCCGGATTCGCAGTAAGATAATTGGCAATTGTGGGGTGAAAAGCATCTGTGCGAATTCGAATGGTATCAAAATCAGTATAGGCAATAGTACACAAATCAAGTACAACTGAGCTGGCGTTAGAAAAGAACATTTCCACCTTTGCTTTTGGAGCATCACCCATATTATGGGCTATAAAATATAACCATTGCTTACATTGAGCTTGTCTGGTTACATACACCTTATCTTCATTGGTGGTTGTGAGCCAATGAATGTTGTTAATGAATATTGTGGTTACATCCGTTTGAATGAGATAATGATTGCGCCTGCGGCCTCCTTTCAGGCACTTCAACACATCTAAATTGCTCTTTTTGGCATTTGTGTAGAAAATTTCGTAAGAAGTATTGGAAACATAAGCAACCTGTCTTATTTCCGACAATGCAAAATAATATTCCAGGTTTATGGATTGGCAAACAAAAAATAATGAAGTAGAGAAGGGCGCATTGTCAATACGTTGAAAACCATGAATGATATCCTGAATGTAAAATTTGCATCGGGAGTTTGAATCAGGCACAAGAGGAATTGTACCTATTCTTGTAAATTCAGTCGCGCCAAACTCTTTCACATACACATCCAAAACCATGTGGTATTTATCGAAATACTGAGGGTCAACAGCATCATTTATCGCAGTAAATACAATACCTGCGTTTGTACAGGAATTGGGAGTTGCCGGATTATATAGTGTAGATTTGGTTTTTGCTACAAAATATATTTGATTGCTCCCGACAGCGCTGATGTGGTAATATTTATCAAGAATATAATTCTGTTTGAGCAATGATAAGATTACGTTTCTCCATTCAGTAATGCTCGCAGCGCCTGATGATGCATACACCGGCAACTTATTGCCGTCATCTTCACTTGCAATATCAATAAGCGACATCGTGGTAAAGTAAAAAACACAACTACTGTGCAAAGAACTATTCTCAATAAGAAGTATATCGCCCTCTATTGCAGTGGTATCATTGATTTGAATCGTGAAATTATAGGGGCTGCCGGTATCTATGAGATACTTGTCCGTTTCTGCTTCTATAATAATGGGTTCTTCGCTGAAACTTAGGCGTGTGGGTTGCTTGACGATAATAATTGCCATTTTGCAGGATTATAAGTAAGGTTAATTTGTGTTTTAATTTCAAACTCTACCAGATAGCCAAATGCACGGTCAAAGAGTGGTCCCACCTTGAAATATTTCACCCTATCGAGGTTTAATCTTCTTAGCCAGCTGTGCATTTTGCGGTCATCGCGCATGCGAGAAACAATTTCCATTGCCAGCACAAACATTTTATCCAACACCTCATCCTGGTCAGCGTAATCACCCAAATCAGCCAAATCCACCACCATAAAACCACATGTTTTCACATCATTGATTTGATCATCGCTAACCGCTTCCAATCCTCCTTCCAGGCTTTCGAGCAGCAAACATGGATAATTGATATCGGTGTTCAGTGCCTGTATCATTTCATTAATGTTCAGGCGAGAAAAATGCTTTTCCGTCGAGCTGTGGGCAATATCCACGTGCTCCATTGCAATTTGTTCAAAATAGTGCACATAAGCACTGTGTGTGAAATTAGTTACGATGGCCATTTTTCAAACTCTTTTTAATGCGTTTCGCCTCTTTGGCTTGCTCTTCCAAATAAATCATCATATCATGCAAGGGCACATGGGTGCGCTTTGGAATCGTGCCAAATGCATCGCCCGGCAACTTCACCAGAATACTATTCCAGGAAGCCGAATCGGAATTTCCATCCGATTGGCCAATAGTGGGATAAACAACGTGCAAATATTCACTCAAGCCGATGAAATTTAAAATTGCACGTTGTTTAACTCGGTAAGGCAGTAGCCTGAATTTCCATGATCGAAGGGGTAATTTGTTGCTATTGTGGCGCTGCCATGGCCATATATACAAGCAAGCCATTAATTGATTCAATGCTATTTGGTTTGATTCATTCTTCTGGTGAATACCAAGCAAAGTGATAGCATCTGTGAAACGTCCGGCACTAAAATTTTTCAAGAGCTTACCGGGTCCAATCAGCGGCAATGGTCCAAGCCACAAAATCGGCATAAAGGATTTTTGATGCTGAACTTTATTGAAAATATCACCAATAAGTTCACGCAAATAATACAAATCATCGAAGCCAATTTGATTGATGAGTTTCATAGGCAAGTCAAGGAATGCATTTAGTAATCTGGCAAGAGCAAGCTCTTCCGGCACGCTGCCGGTAATTTGTTTCCATGCGAGCTTTGCCTGTTTGCGGCTGAACTGATCCCACCGCACAGGAAGCTGAGCATAGCGAATTATCGCACCGTTTAAATTCGATATTTCAATTCTGATCATCAAGTTCTTTTTTTATAAATCCTTGCACCTTCCAAACCACTCTACCTTTACGTGGCCGTTCAATTGTGAACGACACATTCACAATGCCATCGCCCTTTAATTCTTCTCGAATTTTTGCCACCAGGCTTTCTAATTCCTTGTTTGTCATTTTCTCTTTGGATTGATGAGTTTTATAAATTCGCTGAAAATAGAATGGCCGGTAATGCTTTCAATATTTTCGTTGATGGATTTAAGCTCGATGTAAGCAATAAATGCCGAAATGAACTTCACTGCCGGAAAATCCGAAATAAAATATACTTCCATAAACCGCGCAATCAGCACACAAATTCCATACACAATAAATTTTGGGATACTTCGAAAAGCTTTATTAGAAGTAAACATTTCGCCTCTTTTGATAGATGCAAAAACGCCTGTAACAAAGTCAGATGCAACAAAAAAACCCACCAGGACAAGCCATTTAGCAGTGGGCATAAAAAAAGCTACAGCAAAAGGAATTAGTGTATTCATCAAGTTTTCAAGGTTGGGATTAAATATTTTACGTAAGTGCAGCATAAAAACCGGAATTAGGTGAATTTAAACTTGTATTGAAATTGGCAACATAACTCGGGCTGTTGGCATATAATGGGTACAAGGAAATGTTTTGGTGTAAATATTTTTTAAGCTCCGCAAAATCAGCATTTGCATGACTTCTGCATTGAAGGATATATGACGAAATCCGGTTATCTTCAGCAGGCCTGGTAGCTTTGGTGGTTTGCGTGTTCTCTCCGCTGATACTCACCACGCCATCCTGGTTAATAAAAAAAGAAAGCTCATTGGCAGCCATGCTCATAGCCATATTGGCCACCGCAGGACGTATCATCACCAACAAATTATTCACTTCGCTGTTGATAACACCGCTTGCCAATTCATTCTGAATTTGCTCCCATTGCGGGGCGCCCAAAATTGCAAGCAAAAAAGTACGTTCCACACGTTCTATCAAATGTGTAATCATGCTATATACATAATGAGGATAAGCAACTTTCACATACTTTTCAAGCTGATTGCCATTTGCAATTGTTTTTTTCAAATTGCTTGTTCGCTCGGGCGATGCAGAATATAGCGGATAGTCGGCAATATTCTTTTCCAAAAAATCCAACATGTTATTAAGTGCCGAAAGCCCTTCATGTAGGCAAGCAGTACGAATTTCGTCCACTTGCCACTGAAAGGCCGCTTTCATAGTCTCTGTTGTAGCAATTTGAATCCCGGCACTGGAAATCTTCACGTTTCCCCATGGAATCCAGCGCAAAAAGCTTAAAGGAACGATGGCTTCACACATCAATTCCCTTAAATTCTTTTGTTCAGGTGTTGCTGAGTTGGGCGTTTGCCATGCCACATCAATATCATTATACTGATCCTGGCCCACAAGCTTCATGATCATGTTCACCTCCACTTGTTTCAGTGTTGGCTTCAAATCACCATAGCTGAAAGAGCTCATGATGGGCTTAAACTTTTTTATCTCTTCTACTGTATTTAAAAGCATATCAAATACGATTATCGGGTGAAACTTGATTTTGAGTAGCCAAGAAATAGTTTCTGAACCACCAGGTCATTCTCGGATAGCGCTTTTTCCAACCATTAAAAGGATTAACCACAGCATTCAATGGTTCCAGAATGATATCCTGGTCAACTTTGGCATTTAATAAATAAATTTCGCGAGCCACACGTTTATCACTACCACTTCCAGCCGATTGAGAATTTCTTCCCGGGCCTTGTCCCACCAATGTAGGGTCAAGCCCAAAAGCCCTTAAAATGTGGGCCGAAGCCTCTTGGCTATCTTCAATATAAAGCCCGTCTTTAATCTTATCATCGATGGGTTCAATAATCCAACCGAAAACAGGTTTCTGATTAATGGGATCATAAGTGTAATCACTCATGAAAGCATTCCCCGAATTTTTTTCACCTTTCATAAAATTGACAAATTGTGTCAACTTTTCTTTCTTCTTCTCAAGCTTCTGTTCCGGTGTTAAAGATAGCCAATCTTTATACAGCGATGGCCAGTAGCTATCAGGTATCTTGATGTGATACTTGATTGTCATCTGATTTTTCATCAGCGATTTTTTAAACTCAGGAATTGCCCGGGCAATATCCAGCCAACCGCTCACACGCAATCCATTGTGTGTTGGTGTTTGATAATACACCGAATCAGGCGAAGGGAAACTGCTGTGATAAATAGCCTTTTGCCACTCCGATTTCTGTAGAGTTCCAGCGGGATCATAATATGGGTCAAGCAAGTTTACCTTAGGCACATTAGCCAATGGCGGCCTTTTCTCCCAATTTGCGCTGATATAGACATACGGAATACTGCCATCTTCCCTTTGTTTAGCCAAACGGCAAAAAGAAGCTTCCTGCACGGTAATTGTAGCAATTTTCGACTTATCGCCCGAAAGAATTAGCTCCGTAAAAACATTTTCAAACCAGTAAAAATCGCTGGCAGCTTCTCTCGAAAACCTTCCCAATGCCGATTTAATGGCAAAATCTTCAATTTCAGCATCATAAAAAGGAATAAGTTTTTCACTTCCATCTTTGTCAAATTCCAGATTACCATAAATAATCCCACCACTAATCAAAGTCTTAATCTTCCAAGCAATCAGCGCTGGAATTTGATCGTCTTTTGCATAATCTTCCACCACCTCCTGGGGATATAAATTATTACTACCCCAATACTCAATCACCTGGCTGCCGGTGCGTTTTTCTTTCACCGTTTTTGTAGGCTTTTGTGGCTTGCCTTTGTTGTCATTCATATACGCCACAGCGTTGAGCTCCGGTAAAAAAACCACATTGCCGTCAGCACTAAAAATTACATTTTCATTTGCCATCAGTAGAAAACTTTTTCATGATTAAACTCCACAATAAGCCGCGGATGCACAGCATACACATGATTATCACTATCCAATTGCTTCACACCCATCGTGCCGTTAGCCTTCATATTATGCGAAAGCGAAACCCGCACACAATTTTGAAGCCTGATAATTTGGCCACCTTTATTCTTCTTCCGATTAAAAGTCACAAAAACCAAATCAAAAGGAACTAAACGCCCGTTCAGTTCTTTTTTTCTAGTGAGATCCATTGCTTCTTTCAGCGATATCATACGTCCAAAAGTAGTGTAGGCCATTTCCAAAAAAAAGGACACCAAAAACATCCAAACGAACACTATCACAAAATCCTTATTTTTGTAACATGAGCAACAAAAAATACATAAACCTCATTAACCAAGACACCGATCAAATATTCGAAAGAATTCTCAGGCGTCGAGCTGTGCACCGGGAATTAGGCCCACCGTTCACACCACAAATAATAGGAAGCTACAGAAAGCAATTAAAAATGAAGAAAAAAATTCGATGGGAAACAAAGGTCAGGGTATTACTCGCTTATGGCTACGTTCCCATGAACAAAATCAGATGGACTTGAAACACCATAACAAATTCAACTCAGCATCAGGATAAGACTCAAAGCCCATATCTTTCAGGCATTGGTACACAAAATCCTCTGCATAGGTGCCGGGACAATGAAATTGAAGCTTTTCAAAAATTTCCACCGTCGAAAGCGTTATTTCAGCCTCAGCATATTGGCATGAGCGAAAGCCTTCAAACATTCTTTTAATTAAAAATTTTACTTCTTCTTCAATATCCATAAAAACCGCGCCTTTAGGCCTGCTTGATACAATTACAAATTGCCTTTTGGTAGTTTCCACCCAATAGCCTTGGGCGCGGATTATTTTGTCCGAAAAAACATGAACTCTATCGTAATTGTATCAAGCGGTTCAAAAATACAAAATAATTTATGATGCACATCTCCCAATTTTTCGCAAGCGACACGCAGTTCGCTTGCGAAAAATTTTTTTACAAAAAAAGGGTAAGCGTTTACAAACGCTTACCCTCTTCATTTCAATCACTTTTTATTTATAATCGCTGGTACTTACTCAAATGCCCCCTCGGCGCTCCAACCACAAATCGTCTTTCAGAAGTGATAAATTCATCGCTAATGGGCTTATCCAATGTAATTGTAGTTGCTGTAACACCATCACAATCATATTGGTGGGCAGAATAACCAATTGTCATTGCCGGCAAATCCCAACTTCCCCAATTTTGTTCATTTAACCACTGAAGTAATAGCCTGACATTCTCAATCGTTGCAGGAATAGGACCAGCCTCAATCATTGCCATTAATTTAGCATTTTCAGCCTTTCTCTTTTCCGCCCTCTCAATAGCATAGGCTTCATTTTCCAGTTTCCTTTGCAATTTCAATTGTTTCTTTTCTTCCAGAAAAGCTTCAATAGATTCATACTCTTTGTAGCCATAAGGATCCTTATAGGCAGTTTTCTTCTCTAATTCGGCAGGTGTATATGGCACAAATTGACCTTGAATAATCTTGCCATAAATGCCATCAATGTTAGCAATGTCGCCTGATTTGCTTGTTTCTTTAATTTTAATTTTCATTCTATTTTGCCCTTTTTTTTGTTCTCGGTTGCGGGTCCGAGTTTTAAGTTATTGATTAAATACTTGACAAATATACGTGCCATTTTTGACACTACCAAATTTTTTTTAAAAAAAATAAAAGCATTTCCGATGCACATCCCCCAATTTTTCGCAAGCGACACGCAGTTCGCTTGCGAAAAATTTTTTTACAAAAAAGGGTAAGCGTTTGTAAACGCTTACCATCTTCTGTTCAATCACTATATTTTAAACTTGCAAAATATAATTATGTAGCTGAATGTGTTTCTGCATGAGTTGTTTAGGTGTGCAAGTTTTAAGGGCTTCCGTACAATGATTATAAAAATCCCATTGGGTAGCCTCTTTAAAATGCTCACTAAAATACACCTCATTTTTCAGAATGCTTAACTGCGTACTTGTCAAAATCCCATCTTCAATAAACATTCTTCCAGCAAGTTCAGCCATTTGGCGGCGGTCCATTGGTCGCAGCTTCATTTCTTCCACATCTTTAACGATGTTTAAAAATTGCACTTCCGCACTTTCAACGACAGTATTAACTATGTCTTTCAATTCCTTAAAAACTCCGTTGGTATGCTTGCGCATCACCTTAATGTCACCTTTAAACATCAAATTGCTGCACACGATAACAGTACTACCAGCACACAGCCCCACGGCTAAACTCTTGTCGTAGCTATTACGGAAGCCTATATTCATATACTGCCCATTTTCGGGGCTGCCTACTTCCCAAACGCTAAACATCTGCTGCCCGTTGTCGTTGGCGGTGAAGCGTTTTTTTTGAACGTCTAAATTTCTCTTGTCTAAAGCTTCGCTCAAAATATCTGTCAGCACGATGTGAGGCACGGGTGTATAACTCTGTGTTTTCAATGGTAATTCTACGGCATATAACGCCTGTTCATCTAACAAATGTTTCATAAATTAATGATTAAAATAGTTATTAACGAATTGAGTGTACTCGGCAGCGAACGCAGCCGGATTAGTATTTAAAAGTATTTGTGCAAAACCTTCAAAATAAAGGTCATTTAGGTAGTCCTCGAACGCATCAATGAAATTTATGCAATTAGATAAAATTTCATCTGTTGGGTCTGGTTCATCGCAAAAAGAAATAAATTTGTTCTCCATAACAATACTAATTTAAAAGTTAGTAAAAAGGGGGTCAGGTTGCAGCCAGACCCCTTTTTCATTTAAAACTTAGCAGCCAGAATTTCAGCGTTAAGCAATTTAATCCTTTCCTCAAACTGCTCACAAAGGAAAGCTTTGCAGCGGCTAATTATTTCGGTGTTAGTCGTGCTAAAGGAAGAATCACCCTCAATGGTAATTACAGCCTTTTTTCCACTATCACCAAAACCCCAGCTTTGAAGTTCATCCAGTGCACTTTTAAGCCTTTCTAACTGCCTTGCCTTGTTGCTAATTTCGTCTACTATTTTAATGCGCTCATGCACTTTCATAGCGACCATCACAGAAGAATCTGCAAGAAGTTCATCAACCGCTTTTTGGGCTTCTGTTTCCATGATAGCATCATCCCCATTTTTGGGCGTTTCAGCTTCCACGATAGGATTTTGTTGATTTAACACCTCATTCGAGGCTGTTTCGATAGCATTTTTTTCTGCAGTTGCTATTCTGCTTACTTTTTTGTTCATAATGAATTGATTTTGAGTTACTAAAGTAAGAAAACATTATTAAAATACCAAATATATAAGCACTTTTTTTAAAAAAAAAATGCATAAATATTTCATTAAGAGATTAGCATTTCTGTTGTACATTTTAAAAAATAACAGAATGTCAATTCGCACCACGCCCCGCCCTGTCCGTCCTGACAATTGATTTTTTTGCTTTTTTGAGATATGTGATAGGGGGGGGGAGCGGCTGCGCCGCCCCTACTGCCACTTAGCAGCCCCTATAGGGATGCTTAGAGGCAGTTGCATCATTACTTTACATTCCGCTTTATTAATGGATTGCAATTTTAAAATTGCCAACCAGATGATTGAGGAAGATAGAGACGTTGGCTAATTTATTTGTGTGCTTGTAAAACTATTTAGCAATTGAGTAGCCAGCTTGCGGCTTCAGTTGCTAAATTGTTTATCAAGATGGGATTTGCGATAGGGAAGAAATGGATTAGCCAATGTCGAAGATGACGAAAGAGTCAAGTTGGCAATTTTAAAATTGCAATTCATGTATGTGCGGTGCGATATGTGTAATTATATCTTTGATTAATTACTCTTATCGCACAAGTGCCTGCGGGCTGGATTAATATTATATTGTAATTGTATCTAGATTTCCAATGCCATTATTTTGTATACGTGCTTTCATTCGTAGCTCTCCATATACTAATGTATCAAATGCATCGGTAACGTGGGTAGTTTCTTCTTGGTCAATAGCCTTATCCGTTTCTGCGGATTTGTTTTTTTGAAAACCATTTTTCACTTGCTTAACGTCGGTATTTTCTAACGCTATAATTAAGCTTTCGCAGTTGCTTGCATTAATGGATATTTCGGGCAGTGCATTGTTGTTGTGAGCAAATAAGCCATTAATAAAATGATAACGGCTTTCGTGTGTTGCCGTTTGCCCTATATATAATTCGATAACATTCCATCCATTGGATTTTAATACTGAAATAACAACGTCTTTGAACACAACATTGCTAACTGCATTCTTTCCTTGAAGCGCAGTATGATCATAAATATATACCACAGTGTTGCTTGGGAATCCTCTGTAATAATTGCAAAATTCTTGCACAACATTCTCTAAAAGCAAAGGCCATTTAACATATAAATGATTAAGGATTTGCATTTTCTTTTGGAGCTGGCCTACTACAATATTGCAAATTGAAGAATTGTAATCGAGCCCAATTGACAGTGGCATATTGTAATTTAAGTCGCTATCTTTTTTCCATGGATCAGCGGCTTTCATTTCTTTGAGATTGAAGTTAAAACTATCGATATAGTCATAATCAATATATTCCGCTGTGTGTATGTCTCTGTTGAAAGAGCCATAAAACCCACCTTCAATTTTTGGGCTTCTCATGTTAAGGATGCTGGTATAAAAAAGGTAATCGCTAAGTATCCGCTTTTGTTCTTTCACAAATCGAGGACCTAATGCACGTAAACACTCATCAACATCGGGCTCAGAATAATAAACTGAATCTCTGCGTAATTCCAATAGCTCATAATGGATCGGTTCCATTTTTGAAATGAGTGCTTTTTTGCGGGCAGCTGAATTTGTTGTGTAATATTTTTCTTCAAGTTTATTGAGTCTAGTTTGTAGATTAACAATTAAGGTAAGCTTTTCTAGGCTTAGGGATTCATTTTTCAATTCATGAATCCATTTTTGCTTAGGCCCTGTTGGTTGATCGGTTACGAACATTTGGTTATATAGCAAGGGATGGTCCCCTACATACTTTTCATAGCCTCTTAATGTTTGAGCAGCTTCGTTGTCAATTTGCTCTTTGTTGATGAGCTTGGCTTCATCTACAATCATCCAGCCGACAGACAATCCATTGCTTGTTCCTTTTCTATCCTGGCTCACCAGGTGAAAGCCGCATCCGGTTTTTGTACTCACAAAGTAATCCCATTTTCTAGGGTATATATAAGGCTTATCCCAATGATCGGGCGGTTTTTTGCCGATTACATAGTCTTTATCTTCAATCCATCCTAATCGCTGAAATCCTTCCAATACAGTAGGTAATGTTTTGGTGAGCAGGCTTATGTATGTTGGCGACTGAAATGTGCCGGGTACTCTTGGGAATAATTCAAAGTTCATGATTGCCCTAAATGCTAATAGTCCAGTAGACTTTCCCATTCCTCGTGGCCATACATGATATTCGCGCTTAGCCATTACCATTTGACTAAGGGCTTGGAATTTATTAAAGGTAACAATATTTTCGTCTTTTAGATTCATTCTTCACTTTCAATGATGATGTTATGTTTCTTTTTCGGATTCATGACTTCTTTTTTAAGCTTTTCAAGCTCATCATCGTTTAGGTCTTGAATTCCTAAAGAATGGGGTTTGTATTGAAGAATATTAATTATGGTACTTGGTTTGGCATCTTCAAGGTCTCCAGGCATTTGTTTCATTAGCTCTACCATGCTTCGGATGATATGAGCAAGTGATTTAAAATCTTTGGCTATAATGGCTCTATTCCTGGCATCGGCAAGCCAATCCATCACAACCGGAACCCAATAGTATTTTTTATATTTTGCAGTACTGCCAAAAGCTGTTTGGGTTTCTGCAAAAATGATATTGGCAGTTGTACGGCTTACGTCCAGCATTTTTTGCAGCATGGGAATTACTTTGGATTTGCTGCCATATTGTCTAATTAAGTCGTCGCATTTCATCATGGCATCGTAGTGACGTTTCAAATCCGGAGATAATTCCACGGAGCCTGAATCATCCTGCATGTATTGAATAATCTGGTCGACCCGTTTTGTGTCTTTATAATCTTTGTATTTTTCTAGTAGCCCCTGCATTATAGTTCTTTGTATTCAAGGTTGTTAAATGTTTTGATTGCCATTTTTTGAGCTTCAGGACTATCGCGTTCAGCGCAGTCAAGAATGGCGTTATATATTTTGGTTTTGCGCTTGATGATTTCCGACTTTTGAATATTTCTTAAAGGATGATTATGTGTTTCCAGAGCTTCCTTAAGTTCATCAGGCGCAATATCCAAAGCGAAGGCCATTTCTTCTGTGGTCACTTCAAGAGCCGAGCACATCAGCCTAAATGTTTCTAATTCTTCTTCGCTAAGCGCTAAAAGGTTTTTCATTGTAAATTAGTTTATGAATCCATTTGCGATCATGTTCTGCCGCTTCGCGTACACAAGCAATTACATACTTTTCAATCCTTTTTTTATTGGTTGCATTGGCAGTACTGGTCACGCTGATTCCCCAATTTTCATTTTCAATGACCAACACCTTAGCATGAATTCCTGTGAGGTGTATTTTTCCCAGATTATTTCCCGCAATTTGCAAAGCTGCAGGGCAATATCTTCTTACCCGCTCATCAAATATGCAATGAATGCGTCGTATCAGCCCCTGTTGTATCAATTGTATAATTTTTCTTACAGGCTCTTCGCTGATTGCCCATGATGTTATACAAACATCGGCAGGTCCGGTGAAGTGCAGCAAATGCGCCAGAACATCATGCAAGCTCCAATTTACAAAGCAAGGAACATGGTAAGTAAATCCATCCTTTATTTGAGGTAAAGTGGTTTGGATGCTTTTTCCGGTTGCACCCAAATAAAACCCGTGAGCGCCTTCCACTCCGAGAGCTTCAGGACTCACAGGTTTGTTGCTATCAACAACTCGTTTTAAATCACTCGGATTTAGCATTGATGGCTTTTAGTTTTGCTTCTATATACGTTTTCCGGGCTTCAAGTTCTTTCACCTGGCTTTCGTTGTCTTCTTTCTTTTTTGCCCTCGTTATTTGAGACCTTGTGTTTTGCAAACTTTTTAACAGTTCTACTTCGCTCATATCATCAAACTTGGCAAATTTGTTTATTACCTCATTCCCCTTTTGGGGCTCTTGTGAAATTTTAAATGTGATTTTCACTTCTTTGGTTTTTATGAAATGATCCACCATTTCCCAAATCATATCAATGATTTCAAAATTTCCCAAGATATTTCGGGCAGCATCTTCGCGAGCGTTTTCATCCAGGATTTCAAGTTTGGCATGCAGGTGATTACTTTCACGGTATAACACTTCTTTTAAATCCCAATATTCATGGAGCTCCGGTGGCAAATCTTCTTTCGTTACCTTATTGCTGAGTGCCGATTTTGAAATTTTGGCAAAATCCATTTTATGCAAATTCGCTGCAATGGCTTTCATTGGCTCCGCAATTGCATGTAATGTTTCGTTCGAAACTGAATTTTTTGGACGAATACATTTTTCCAGCTGATATTTCAGCATTTTCACGGTTTGAGCATTCTTTACCTGCCTAAGCAATATGCGTTTATATCCGGTGTTATTGCCGAGTTCCTGGTAAAGCTCCACCCCTAATTGATAATACTTGTCGGGGTCGCTCAAGTAAGTTTCGATTTTTTGATTTTGGTCCATAAAATTTAAAATTAACGGTGATGAAAAGAAAAAGCTTTGCGAGTTTGGCAATCGCTTTCAAATTGGGAATTTTGAATGACAAGTGCCGGAACTACAGCATAATGATTAATGTTTTGTTTTGGAAGCACATTTAAAATTAGCTGTATATCAACTTGATTTTTCATTTCCCTCAAGCCATCGTAAACCTTTCGAATTGTTTCACGATTTAAGATACCATAGCAATGTGTGCCCCAATGACTTGGAGTGCGTATCCATGATTTATTTATTTCCACAATTTGTTCGAGCTTTACCTGCGAATGTATATTATAGCCTAACCATATGAAATCCGCATCTTCAGGCATTTCTTTCAGGGCTTTATCCATCATAAAATCAAAACCGGGCATGAATTTAACATCATCTTCGAAAATCAGAATTTTATCATAGCCTTTATCCACAGCATCTTTAATAATGCTGAAATGGCTCAGAAAGCATCCCAGCATTCCGGGCGTAAACTTGTTCAATTCATGTGCTATTTTCATTTCAAGGGGATAAAAGCCCATCACAAATTCTACACCTTCAAGCCCCACTTTTTTAAATTGATGCGCGGCCATCAGCTTGCGTTGTATATTTTTTTCCAGATATATACATGCAATTCTATCCCATTTAATTCTGTTCAGCGGGTTCATCTGCAGGTTGATATTGGTTATAAAATGCCTTAGGATTGATAATCCACCAGTGAAGTTTTGGTTGCAAGGCACGGCACATATCAATAAATATTGAATTGTAATGCTTGAAAACCAAGGAATAATTTTCAAATTCATTTTTGGTGATCTCGCTCAAAAAAAGATTTTCCAGCTTATCAAACTGTTTCATTGCCTGTAATCCTTCTTTCAGGGCAAGTCTCTTTTCCTTGCGGTTGTGTACCAGCTTGCTTGCTCCGGCTGCAGGTCGTTTCGGTATTAATACTTTTGAAAGTTCCATGATAAGCTTTTGTTTAAAGGATTTTTTGACGCCACCTGGTCAAGAGCTTTGCCGGATATGGCCAATTTCGGATTGTTGTTTGATAGCATTCGAAAAATATTGAATCAAAAATATATGCTATGCCCGGGCGAAAAAAGGACACGAAAAAAGCCCCAATCAGGGGCTTTTTTCGTGAGAAATTATTAAATGAATAGAAAAAATCCTTATGGAACGAACTCTAAATCTTCCGTTGCTGCTAAGCCTGAACCGGATTGATTGATGTCTCCTTCAAAATACAAAATTGGACGTTTTGCTTTCGGGCATTTGAAAGTGATCGTGGCACCTTTTCTGTCATCGCCTTTTTTGCCGGTAGTCCACTCATATTTTTCGAAAATCAGCGGAGCCACTTCATGGCCCACTAAATATTTATTTTCGTCGGCATCTTGAACCACCGCATAAAAGTGGTTATTCTTCAACCAACTCACAAGACCCATGATTTGTTTTTTGCTGCCGGGGAAGAACAAGTCAAGCTCCAGCGCAAATGTTTTGCCATCGATGCTCCCCTGCATCATGCTTTTCAATTCACCTTCTTCAAGGGTGCAATACATTTCAATGGCGGTTTTGTCGGTTTTCAGAACAATATCGTCGGTAACTGTTACCAGGTCTTCATAACTGAAGGCGGACGAATGTTGAATGTCCGGCTGAACCGGAGCCGGCAATGTTTCCACGTAGCTGCGAGGAATCAGGAAGGCTTTTTGATAAAGACCGGGGGTATTATCAGTGCCATCGGGGTGGGTTACGTCTGCCGTAACAAGGAGCATGAGTAATGCTGATGTATGAACTGCGTTTTTCATCGGATTAAAATTTAAGGGATTTTTTGAATTGAAAATAAAATTGTTTGTATGTTAATTTTTTGCCTTTCTTCAACACGGCTGGCTCTGCGTGTACGAAGTGTGATACTTCTTTGCCGTCAATGAGAGTTTTTGCCGCTTCGTTGTTTACTTCGAGCATATAAAGCTCTGTTTCTTCTTCGTCGGGGCTCACTTTCTTCACTACAGCTTGCACACTCACTTCCGTTTCTTTGTCGGTTTTAGGGCTTACAACCAATGCCTTTCCAACGGCTAAATAGTAGCCATTGGAAAGAGCAGAGGATATTTTTAACTCCATGGCCATACTATGATTGACCTAAGAAGTAAAGTTTCAACATATCAGCAGAAGCACCCGAGCTCGATAACTGACCGAACCCGCTTGTAGTGTCGTCGAAATTTGCAACGAAAACATATTGATTGATCGCGAAGTCTATTCCTAATAGACCGGCTCCAAAAACTTTCAATTCATAGTCTTGAACTTGAATGTCGTTTACGGATGGCATATTGAAAATGTCCGTCAGTTTCAATATGTTGTCGTTCACAGTTGCGAATAAGCAATTATCAGGCAAGTGAGTCAATCCCACAACATCCCATCCGTAGTAGAATGTTTTTGCACGTCCGGTGCTGCTGTAGTCCGGATTGTTACCTGTAATAGCATATTTGCTATCGATGAAGTTGTGATAGTTGTTTATGCTGGTAAATATTTGTTTGATGTTGCGAGCCGCTTTTTTTGGAATCGCTTTTTCAAATTTACTGATTTCATCCCATGCATTTGTTGCGTCTAATGCGGCAATTGGAATCAAATATGCAGGATTATCGGCATTATTCACAGCGTTAGTCACTTGGGTTGCTAAGCCGTCCATGGAGCCTTCAAAATCCAATGGGTTGCCTGTATAAACACCTGCTTGCATCAGATAGTTAGCATCTTCGGCAACTTTTGACGTGATTTCATTGAGCAATATGGCTGCGATCGGCTGCTCAGCAGGCGACAAGTTTTCTTTTCGTAACATCGAAAGCCAGGTGCCTACAAATTCATCCGGCACAATGGGAACATTGAATTTAAGGTCAAAACCTTTCAGATTTTTTGCTTTAAAATACAAATCACCCATGGGGCTCCATGTAGTGCTGAATTTTTGCAAAAGATTGCTGATGATTTTGTGCACTGATGGAAATTTACCGTCTACACGGGTCATTTCCTTCAAATAGGGTTCTAGCTCGCCTGCATTATACAGGGCGTCCATAATTGCGGTAGGTCTGTTTTGTACTTCAGCACCTAATTCCGCAGCAACTTGGGTTAAAACTAATCCGGCCATTGTTTAATTGTTTATTTGGTTTTACATGATTTACATTAGCGATTCCCGATCACTTTTTCAGCCATTTGGTTGTGAGCGTAGTCGGGGTTGTATGCTTTATTTTTAGGCGCATCCTCTCCTTTAGGCATTTCGGGAGTTTCTTTCACAGGCGAAGCCGCAGCAGCTCCCGGAAGTTTGGCAATCTCCGCTTTTAATGCGGCAATCTCTGCATCTTTATCGGCAAGCAGTAGGGTTTGTGAAGCCACGGTGATTTTCAGCGTTTGATTTTCAGAAACGATTTCCGGGTGCGAAGCCAGTATCTGATCAAGCTCTTTCAGCTTATCTTCCGAAGCTTCCACTTCTATGGTTTCGTCATCGGATGAAGGAGTCATACCGAAAAATGAGGCAAGGGCCAACAGTGCGGCCGTAAATGAGAACTTTTTCATTTGTGTTGAATTATTAATTGGTAATTGTTGTGCTGTTTTGGTGCCTAAAGATTTTTCTGCGGCAAAGTCAACCACCTGATTCCAGGTTTTAATCCCATCAATCAAGCCAATTTTCACGGCACGTTCTGCGAAAAAAACCGCGCCTTTAAATGGATCCCCTTCTTGGGTATTGATTTTACCTTTGCGATTAGCCTTCACATCATTGATGAATAAGTCACAAATAAGGGATAATTGATCTTGAACCGGCTCAATGTCTCCTTTGAATACAGCTTCAATGTCCTGATTTTTCTCAGTAGATTGGCGCGCATATATATAATGAATCTTTAGGTTTTTGCTTTCATAATAAGCTTTAAAATCCGGGATTGTGCACATCACACCGATTGAGCCTACTACATCCGAAGCCTGTGAAGCAAATACATCATCAGCCGCTGATGCAATCCAATAAGCAGCACTGGCGGCCATTCCATCGCTGATGAAAGCAACTACCGGCTTTTTGCAATTCTTGATAGCCTGTACCAGCGTTTGCGTGCCATCCACCATTCCGCCTCCGCTGTCTATTTTAAGAATGATAGCATGAATGTTCGGGTTATTATCCGCAGCTTGCACCCATCCTGTAATAGTTTCGGTGCCTACAGGTCCGCAATCTTCATCATATTTTAAGATGGTGCCAATAATTGGAATCACCTGAATGATTACATCCTGGCTTCCGGTGGCTGATTTACGGTTAACCTGAACAGTAGAAGGTCTTTCGGCTGTTTTTTCTGATTGATTGGGTAGCGACCACCCCTGTCCATCAATTGCGTTCATCAAAATAGGAAGATACCTTTCGGCTTCGGAAGATTCGATCAACCAAGGTTTTCTGAGAATTGATAAAGCCAGACGTAATGACACGTAATTTAATTTGTGTCAAAAATCCCACATCATTTTGTTTTATAAAAGGACACCAAATCTATGGCGCATCGCAAAAAGGCACAGGCAAATTATTGCTCATTGTAAACCGAACTTCATGCCCGTTCCAATCGCCGCCACTGCCGCGTTTTTCCACTTCAAGCTTACAAGGCTTTTCAGGAGTTCCCATCAAATGCCAATACTCGTTGTTATCTACAAAGAGAACAACAAACCTTCGGCCCCTCAGGCTTTCAAAAAATCCAAGCATATCAGGCCGATCCTTAGGAATCAAAAATTTCAGTTCGCTGTCGTATTGCTCATCGCCATCTACCGCTTTTTGTTCCTCAGTGAATTCACCTGTGCCTAGGGTAAATTTCACCGTATGCTGTAAGTTAATGTCTTTG